GGAACGCATGAACCGGCTTGCCGACCTCGCGGACTCCACCGGCACAGATGCCAGCCAATCGCTTCGCATCCGGCGTTCATTGCTGGCGGAGGATTACAGTTACGCTGGCATCCTGCGAAAATTGCGCGCGGACAGGAAGGGCAAGAGTGCGCCGGGCGACGAGGAGCTCGCCGCCGAGATGGCCAAGAAAATCGCAGCCACCACCGCCGCCGTGGATGCGGCGCAGGCCGAAGCGGACAGAATGGCTGTATGGAACGAATTACTGGCGTTCGTCACGCAGCGCCAGAAGGAAGCCGCTGAGTTTGAAGGGCAGAAGGCGGAGATGCACCGGGCAAATCTCAAAAAAAATGCGGCGAAAAGGGCCGCGATAAAATGGACGGATGACGGCGGACTCGAAGCAACCAGACCAAAAAAAGGAGCAATAAATGAAAAAGAATCAGAACAAACAACGCACGAAACAGGAAATCCGAGCGATGCGGCGGGCAGTGCAGGCTACTACGCATTCCCCGGAAGTGATAAGCTGGATGAAAAACAGCGTGAAACGGCCAGAATCGTTCAAGATGTAGCGCGCAATCTGCGGGCACCCTTGATGTGGACGGACCTGCCGGGGGCGGCGAGCGGCATTGGCATCGCAACCGATGGAGTCATTCGGATTGACATAGTGAAACTGGCGGAATCGGCGCGACTGCCAGGCGTCAATCACGACGGATGGGTGCGAAGCGCGGTGCAGGAGGAAGAATGGCACAACCGGCAACTGCTTGCGGCAGCCGGTAAATTCGAGCAACATTACGGCGCGCTATTTTCTGAGTTATTATCGGCGCACGGTCAGGAGTTCGTCCGACTGTTGAAAACAGTATATCATAGCGAAAACAATGCGGTTCTCGCAGCCGAGTTTGAGCGGATGGTTTTGCAGCATCGTTCAGGGCAAACCGTCACGGAGTCGAATTACGGGGACATCTCACCCCTGATGCGCTTCATCGCCGGCAATCATCCTGCTGCCTTCAACTCAAGTATTGAGAATGTCGAAAGGACGGAACCGGACATCTTCGATGGAACCGTTGATTATCAAAATCCAGAGCTGAACGCGGCGTTGCCGGGCGACACTTTGGATCTCGCGGTTTCTGATGGAGCTTCGGTAATTGGGATGGGGCACAAAACCCTGTCTGCTTTTACGGATGAAATGATTGAACTGTATGGACCGAAAATAGCGCCACATTTGCCGAGCATCTTTAAGTTATCCACGCAGTTGGAGGCGCTCATGGCCGTCAAAGACAAGCACGGCAAGAAAGTGCCCAAACCCAAGACGAAGGAGACGCCCGCGCAAATCGTGAAGCGCATCGCGAAAGAGCACGACGAAGCGCCCGGCGAGCCGCTTTCCCGCGATGCTATTTTTGCACTGGTGCGCGAGAAGGTGGCGGAAGGCGCAGGCGGCGGCGTGACCGGGCAGGGTCGCGAAGTGCTCGACGCTGCGATTGCCGGGGCGACGCGCGACCTGCAAAACGAGGGATTGGAGGTCACCGCGGATCAGGTGCGCGACATCTTCACCGACTACGGAAAGCGCCCGAGTGTCAAGATGGATGCGCTCTCGGTGAAGATGCGCGAGATCCGCCGCATTGGCCAGCTTGTCAGCGCCGCGCGCGACGCCAACAAAGGACTGAAAGAAGCGCAAGCCGCCCTTGTTGCTGGCGAAAAGTTGGGTGGCGTGACTGAGCCACTGAAAACCGGCAAACCGCGTGATGCCGCCACCCAAGCCGTGCGCGACGCTGACAAGGCGCGCATTTCAGCCATCAAAGAGCTTCAAGAGGCGGCTGCGGCGGCTGGCATCCCGCTTGGCAGCACGGATGCGAGCATGAAGTCCACCTTGGCGGCGGCGAAGACGCGCATGACCAACGCCATCGAGGACGTGAAGCGCGAAATCGCCACCAAGCAGCGCATCCAGCGGAGCATGAAAGGCGTGAACTACGATGCTGAGGCCACCGCGTTGAAGGCTGAACTGGAATCGCTCCGCAAAGAGCGGGACGCCATCTTTGGCCCGGACGAACTGACGGATGAGCAGCGGCTCGCGGCGGCGCTAACGGCAGCGAAGCGCAACGAGGAAAACTGGAACAAAAAGCTAACACTGGCGAAGCTCGGCGTGTTCAAGCCGGTGGCGGCGAAGATGCGGCCCGTCACGTCGAAAGAGTTGGAGAACATCAAGGCGCGCACGGCGGCGGCGCGTGAAGCCGTGGCGGAATTGAAGGCGGCGGACAGCGCAACCCAAGAGGAAGCCAGGGAGCGTGCGCTGGAAGCATCCATCGCAGCACTGGAAAAACGACTGGCATCCGGCAATATCGGCGCAGCGGCGAAGCAACAGACGGCGGACACCGCCCGCGTGGCTGAATTGAAGGCGCGGCGGGACGCGCTCGCCAAGCAACTTGCCGACCGTCGAAAGGCTGGCAAACCCGCGCCAGATCAGGAACTCAAGAAGCTGGAAGCACTGGAAAACCAGCTTGCGAAGCTCATCGAGAACAAGCCCAAGCCGGAGAAAGCATCCAGCGTTGACACGGAGGAACAGGCGTTTGCCAGAGAGCAGCTTGAAGCGTATCGCGCGGAACTTTCCGAAAAGCGCAAGAATGCACCCTTCGACCCCGACGCATGGCTTGAAAAGGCGGAGAAAGCCGTCATCGCCCGCACCGCGAAGCTGCGGGAGAGGATTGCGACCGGCGACGTGATGCCGGCCAAGAAGAAGGATCGCCCGACCAGCCCGGAGTTGGACAAGGCGCGGTTTAAGCATGACGAAATGCTTTCGGAACTGCACAGGCGGCGGTTTGAGATTATCCGCGCCGGGTGGAGCTACCCAAAGAAGGCGGCTCGGTTCCTGTTCGACCTGATTACCACATCCCGCGCGGTCATCACGTCGGCGGACTTGAGCGCCGTGCTGCGGCAGGGCGGTTTCATTGGCTTCGCACATCCGAGACTGAGCCTCGGAAACATCGGAAAGATGCTCCAATCACTCACCAGCAAGGAGGCGGCGCATCGCATCGGTGAGGAAATCAAGGCGAACAAGCTCTATCGGCAGGCTGTCGCGGCGAAGTTGAGCTTCACTGACTCCGATGCCGTCTCCATGCAGAAGCACGAAGAAGCGCACATGAGCCGATGGATTAACGAGCAAATTCCTGCGTGGTTGAGAAAGATACCCGTGCTCGGCTACGCACTTGAGCAAGCCCGCCGCTTCACTGCCGCCAGCGCGCGCGCCTACTCGACATTCCTGAACCTGCTGCGGATGGACACATTCGAGTTGCTTGTGGGCGCGCTCTCGGCAAACCCCGGCAGCCCGACCAGCAAGGAACTGAACGCCGTTGCCAACTACGTCAACGTGGCCACCGGTCGCGGCAAGCTGCCGGAACGATGGAGGACTGCATCGACGGCCATGAACACGGTTTTCTTCGCCCCGATGAATGCCATCAGCCGGTTCCAACTGGTGCTCGGCCAGCCGCTCTACGGCGGCACCAAACGCACGCGGAAGCTCATTGCCGCGGAGTATGCGCGTTACCTCGCCGGTGTTTCGGTGGTGCTCATGCTCGCGCAGCTTGGGCAGGACGACGACGACCCGCCAATCGAAACCGATGCCAGAAGCTCAGACTTCGGCAAGGTGCGCTTCGGCAACACGCGGCTCGATGTCATGTCCGGCATGATTCAGCCTCTCGTTTTCATGTATCGCACCCTGACCGGCGAAACGAAGACCATCACCGGGAAGGTCCGCGCCATTCGTGGCGCTGACATTCCTTACGGAGGCGACAACTGGTTTGATGTGGCGGCGCGCTTCGGGCGAACGAAGCTCGCCCCCGCCGTCGGCGGTGCCGTGGACTTGCTCTCCGGCGAAAACGTCGTCGGTCAACCCGTCACAACCGGCTCCGCCGTGCAGCAGGCAACCATCCCGATGTCCTTCCGCGACATTGCCGAGGCAATGGAAGAAAACGGAGCGCCGAAGGGCGTCATTCTGTCGGCTCTTGCCTTGCTCGGCATGGGCATGAATACGTTTGACCCATCCAAGCCAAAACTGCATACCTCCATCTCCGCTGATTCGCCTTCACTTTCGCTCAAAGTGCCAGTGCAGAAACTCGACAACAAACCCGCCCGCGCACAATTCCAAGGATTCTAACGCCATGTTCGCTTCATTACTCAAATTCCTGTTCCTGCCATCCATCACCGTCGCCATCGGCGCGGAGTATCCCGAGGTGGAAGAAGTCATGCCGGAAACCATTCCGACCGCATTCCAGACCATGTTGAGGCTTACGCCGCAGCAGGAGGATGAGATGGTTCAGCGCGCATTGGAGCGCATTGATGAAGTAAGCAACGAGATGGGACTGGACGGAGACGGCAAGACCGTGCTCGGCGGCTGGGCGGATCACCGTGTAAAGAACGAGTGCGTTTATAACAACGAGCTTGGCTTCCGCGAAGAAATGTATGGCGGCGTCTTCCGTGACATGAACCTGACCCGTGGCGTGACCAAGCGGTTCGCGCGTGAGATGGCGGCGAAGGTGTCCGACGACATGCTCGGCACCACGCCGTTCTTCGGGGCCGTAAAGCGCAACAGCGGGACGGACGCCGCGCTCACCCGTGCCGTCGAGGAATTCGCGCAAATCAAGATTGAGGCCAGCAACCTGCCCATCACCATGCGCGAGGCGCAACGCACCGCCCTTGTCCGCAACGAGGCTGTGGTGAAAGTCCGTTACGTCGAGGACAGCACCTTCTTCGTCGGCCCCGCCACCGTGCTTGTTGACGAGACAGGCCAGCCCGTCACGACGCTCTCCGGCCAGTTCATCTACGAAGACGACGATTTCGCGCCGGACCCGCTGGTGGAAGGCCAGCATCGGCTCAAGAAAGAACCGTCCTTCTTCATGGTTGAAGGCCAATACACGTTCGCGGAGTTCCCTGAGCTTCGGCAGGAAGTTGTCCGCAAGAGAGGCGTGGAAGGCCACGTGCTCGACTGCCGCTCGTTCCTGTGTCCATTGACCGTCCCGTGCATCCACGAGGCCGACATCAACGTGCAACTGCTCGACTGGACGCTGGAACAGATCAAGACCGCATACGGCGAATATGAGACGGGCCGAAGCTACTGTGAACAGCGCACCAGCGGCGAATCCCAGCCGAAGGAAGGCCACGGCGAGACAGCGGAAGGATCGCAGAGCAACATCATCCGCACCAGCCGCATCGCCGAGTGCTACATGCGCCACGACCCGGACGGCAGCGGACCGCAGGAGCTTTTCGTTGTGCTCGACCTTCAGGGCAAGAAAGCCATCTTCTACGACTACCTCGACAATCACTTCCACAAACGGCCATTCGAGGTCGTTGTTGGCGTGGAGACAGTCCCAAACCGATGGTACGGCATTGGCGTCATTCAGATGCTTTGGGATCAGAACATATTCGTGGATATGCAGTTCAACCGCGTCATCCTCAAGGACAGCAAGGAGAGCAGCGTTACGTTCGCCGACGAGATGGCCGTGAAAGAGTGGAAAGGCGGCGCCCCCATCAAGTTTGGAACGAAGGACGTGTATCGGGTGGAGCCCGGCTACGACCCGAATCAGCGTCCGCCGCTCTGGCGCACCAACCTGAACGAAGTGTCTGAACTTGGCGTAAACCTCATGGAAACCGCCGTGCAGGACATGACGACCACGTTTGGAGTCATCAGCGCCAAGGACGCCAGCGCGACCGACCTGAACAACAGCCGGACAGCCACGGGCGTGCTGAACATGGAACGCACAGCCAACACGCTTACCCGCTACACCGAGCAAGCGCAGCAGGTCGGGCTGGAGGCGGTGCTCAATCAGGCAATCGTGCTGGCCTTGGAGAACATGGGGCCAATGGAAATGTTCTTCTCACATGACGGAGAGGAACTGCTTACGCTCAACAAGACGGAAGCCCGCGCCATCGAAAAGAGCGTCCGCCTGTTCCTGACGCGGGCGCGCTCCACTGAGAGCATCGTGACCAACCAGCAAGCCAGCGCCATCGCGGAGAAGTATCACATGCTCTACGAGCAGTCGCCCCGCCAGCTTAAATACACCCGCGCTGTCTATGTCGCGCAGTTGAAGGCGCTTGAAATCATGGACGCAGACGAGATGCTGCCACCCGTTGATGACGCCTACCTTGAGCAATGGGATGCACAGCGGCAGGCCGCGATGCAGCAGGCGCAGCAGGACAATGAGCCGAAGGAGGTTATCGCCTACAAGGACACGCCTCCGTCCGTGCAGGCGCAGATGGAGCAACGCGCGGGACTGAGCCCGGCCACGCCACAGGAACGAGTTGAATGGCTCCATGTGGTGAAGCCGCCAGCGCCAAAGCCAGAAGCTAGGCCGACACCAAAGCAAGAGAAGAAACCCGCCTAACCCATGCAAACCGAAGCGCAACGACGGTCTGAGTATCTGGTAAATCTGGCCAAGCTGCGCGAGACGCCGGCCTTCGCGTGGTTTATGGAGAAGTGCGTCGGCGAGATGCACAAAAGCGCAGAAAAACAGCTTCACAACACACGGAACGTCACCCCTGAACAACGGGAAATAGCCGCTCATGTGGTGGAGTTGTTGGGGCAAATTCTTGAGTGGCCGGAAGACCAGTTCACCAGAAACAATGGAGAGAAGCCGCCCGGTGGCGCGTAAGTCCGCGGCTTCAAGCCATCTGCAAGTATTTATCCATCGGTGTAAGATTGTTCTTGTCATTCGCGGGAAAGATTGAAAGTGCCCGATGAATGGACGAACCAACAGTGCAGGCTCAAGCAGCCGCACAAGAAACACCACCGACACCCGCGCCCGCGGCAGAACCAGCGCCAGAACCTACGCCAGTGGAGACACCGGCAGTGGCCACGGCAAAGGAACCGCCGGTGGCACTGAGTCCGACAGAAGCCTACGAAGCTCGCGTGCGAGCGGCAAGGGCTGAGAAACCGAAGGCAGAAGCACCGAAGGCGGCAGTGGCCGAAGTCACGCCGCCAGAGACGCCAGCCGAGGTTGATGCGGAATCAGGAGTGGTGCCACCAACGGCTCCCACGGAGCCCGAGAAGGACAAAATCCTTCCGAATCGTATCGCCACAAGCCAGTTCAACGACACGGAGAAAGCGGCTATCGCCCTTCTTCGGGAATTACGGCAGGACGACCCGAACGCGACCCTGAAAGATGCGTATGTGATCGTCGAGCAACGGCAGGCGGAAGCAAAAGCCACCGAGCCAGAGCCGACACCCGACCCGGTAGAGCAGTCCGAGGCTTCATTGTCCGAATTGCGAGCCAAACGGCGGGAACTGGCCGAAAGCGGCACGCTTTATGAAGCCGACCTCGACAACCTTAACGTGGAAATCGAGAACGAGATTCAAAAGTTGGCCGAACTGAAGGCTGAACGACGCATCGAGGGGAAAAAGGCAGCAGAGGAACGCAACGCAGCAGTCAATAGCGTTTTCGAGAACTCGAAGACAAAGGCGATAGCGGCGTTTCCAGACCTTGGCGACGAGAACTCCGCACACTCGGCAGCGGTGAGAGCGTACATCGAAGAAATTCGGGCACCTGGGCATCCAAATGCCGCTCTCCTAGAGGCCGTGGACGCGCCGTATATCGTGGCGATGCTGACCGCAAAGACCTTGCCGAAGGCAACGACACAGCCGACGCCGGCCAAACCGGCGGCAGTGCCGCAACAGAAGCCAAAGATTCAACCTGCGAGCGGGGCGCAACCTGCCACGCCGCAACCAACTCAAAAACCGGCTGGCTGGGACAACATGAGCGCATCCGAGCGTTACGCGCACTCCGTGAAATCACGAAGGGCGCACGCCGGAGTCGCACTTGGAATCCAGTAGGCCACCAACAAACATCACAACAATGAAACATCTCAATATCATCCAGAGCGGCATCAGCCGCCTCCTTGCATTGCTGGCCTTCGCGGTCAGCGCAACGCCTCTCATCGGGGCGTATAACAGCATCACATCGCAGTCCCGTTCGGATCTTATCACCCAAAACGCCGAGAACGACGAGGAGCTGTGGGCCAAATCGGTTGCCTGCTCCGACTCAAGCTGCTACATGACCCAGCCGTTCGCGGATGGCATGACTGGCGACGTGACCGAAGACGGCGGCGACTACGACAAGGCCGTTTTGCACGTCACGGACACCAGCAAAGTCCACGGCAACACCGTCAACATCCCGCTGTATGGCGGGTACGGCGGTGGCGGTGTGCAGGGAAGCTCCACCCGTGTCGGTAAAGAAGAAAAGAGCAAGATGACCACGATGCAACTCGTGATTGGGCGGCAGTTCTATGCCGTCTCTGACACGAACATCGCCAAGTCTGAGTCGCTGCTCGGCAGCAACTACGACGAGCGTGTGCGCAGGGGTCTTCAATACTTGCATGGCCGCAAGCGCAATGACGACATCCTTCGTCGGCTCATCAAGCGCAGTTCCGGCCGGAACCTCGTGTTCCCGGTTGGCTCCTCGACACTGACACGCGCAACGCTCAAATCGGCGAACACGCTCGATACCAGCGTCCTGACCCGGCTCCCGCACAAGCTCGCCGGCAACGGTGCGAAACCGATGTCGCTTGGCGGCACCAACAGCGGTGGCGGACGTGTCCGCAACTACATGCTCATGGCCAGCCAATATGCGCTCTCCGATATTCAACTGGACCCGGTTTATTCCGACGCCTTGCGTGACGGTGACTCCCGTGGCGACGACAACGCCATCTTCCGCGGCAAATTCAAGCAGTGGAACGGCCTCGGTATCTATAACTGGATTCACGAGAGTCACGGAAACGACGGACCACAGGGTTCGTTTATGGCTCCATACGGGTATCTGGTCGGCACCAGCACCACACAGGCGGATGCCTTCGGCGGGACGCTCGATGCAGTGACGAACTCAAGCTACATTGCGCTCGGTTCCAGGCAGGGTCTTGACGGGGTTGGCGGAAGCGCCATCACCAACGGTGCCGCGCCGGCTGACGGCACGCCTGCCTACACGCAGTATTTTAGCAACGCGCCGTGGACGTATCACAACGGACTCACCGAGTCGGCAGACACCACCACCGACCGTTACATTATGATCATCGACGCGGCTGGCGGTGGCTACGGCGTGTTCAAATACAGAATCAACAACGGCAACCGAATCCTGCTCCATTCGGCCGGCGCGGTTGTCTCCATTGGTGTCGGCACCGAAATCACCACGTTTACGGCAGGCTCGCTTGTCGTGGAGTGCAACGCACTCGGCGCTCCGTTCGGTCGTTCGCTCGGCTTCGGCGCGCAGATGGTCGTTACCGGCATGGGCCGGATTGACGGTTCCAGCACGTCGGTTGGCAAGCGCACCCGTGAAGTGCAGGAATACGAGAGTGTCATCGGTCATGGGTTCGAGAACTCGTGGGGATGCGAAGTGGTCGAGCGCGTTGACGGGACATACCCCGGCTTCGTGATGATCGAGCACGCGATCACGTACGACGGCGCACCGACAATCAGCTAATTCATCAGGGGGAGGGTGCTGGTTGGTGTCAAAATCAGCCAGCACCCAAAGCCTTACAAACCAAACATTTAGACTAACTGTATATGGCGTTCGACACAATCAGGGTGTTTTTAGAGAAGCACAACGGCAACGTCAGGGGCGGAAGCTGGTTTCGCACGCGCAAAGGCGTTCTCATTGGGCGCGGCGTTCCGGCGAAAACATTCCGCGGCGAAGAATGCGAAGTGCCGCTTCATCTCTGGGAGAACCCTGATTTCCGCAAGGACGTATATGGTGCTCTGCGGTTGCCGGGATACCAGGTTGTGCCACGCTTCGAGATGGTTCAGGCGGCGGTGATTCCCGCTGAACCGAAACCCGCCAAGACACCCGGCAAAAAGCCGCCTGCGTTCAGCGCAGACTAATTTTCCATCGGGCATCGTCCCGACCATCGACCGATGATTACCACGGTTCAAAGCCTAGCCATTCAGCTTGCCAGATACCTTGGCATCACATCATTCAGTACATCGGACAATACCGATAACCGAATCAATCGGCCCGTCACGACGGCGGACAAGAACGCGCTCGTTCTGGCCATCAACGGCGCTTACGAGGAAATCTTCAAGGACGGACCCTCAACCATCTCTGAAACCAACGTCGGGGCCGTCCTGCGCCCGCCATCGGCCATCACGCTGACGGCGACGCAGTATTCGACCACCATCGGAAGTGTGGTGACGTATGCCTCATGGATGCAGGGTTGCACCATTCGCATCGCGGGCGACACCAACGACAATGAATTGGTGAACGGCACAACGCTGCACCGGCCTTTCGTGGGGGCCACGGGATCAACCACAGCCACGGTTTACGCGGACTGCCTTCCGCTTTCCGGTGTGTTGAATATCATGCCGCCAATCTCCATCCTGAACCACGGCACAATGCGGTTGGAGGACAGCCGCGAGGGATTCACTCGGGCGTGTTGGATTGATGGAGGCTACGGCAGCGACGAGGGCGGCAACAGGACGGCGGGCAACTACAATGCCACCACGGACAAGCAAAGCGGCGACCCGACGGCGGCTTTCCTTGACTCGCGTTACGCGGGCGGCACGGCGGGTCTCACGAAGTTTATGCGGTTCAACCGGCTGCCAGCAGCGGCACTCAGCGTTACCTACCGCGCGAAGCTGACGCCGCCCTCGTTCACCATCAGCGACATCGGTTCCGACATCGCCACCGACCCTGGCACCACGCTTCCGCTGGACGGCCTTTCTTCCATCATCTACGCAATCGCGCTCAAACGGCTTACGGCAGACCCGCTGTTTGGATCGCCGGACGCCATCCCTGAGATACATCGGCAGTACGTTCACGCCACCGGACAGCTTGGGGCGTCACAGGTGTCGCTGGCTCCGAAAAAGGGTCACTACCACTAGGCGGAAATGGCCATCCGCAACGACTACACGAAGAAGCCGCAGTCGCCTCCGGCGTTCGTGCCGGAAATACAGTATCCAACACCGAACATCAACGACGTGGTAATCGTCGAGGATGTGCCGATGACGAAGGCCGGGTATCGCCCGCTTCCATACGGCACGCCGCGGCACAACGACACGACGGCAGTTCTGGTCTGGCAGGGTGCTGTCAAAGGATCGAACAACGAAGTCGTCCATCGGCGCATCTACGCCACGTCACGGAACGCGCAGGACGCCTACAATGCTGCCACGCAATACGTCAGCGACGACGCCAGTTCGCCCATTTACATCCGGCAGTACATCGAGCCGCGCGACACCTACACGCGGGCAACCGACCTTTCTTCGTTCACTGGCATCGTCAGGCTTGCGATAACGGCGGCTGGCAGCGGTTACACGTCGGCCCCGACAGTCTCGTTCTCGGGAGGAGGCGGAAGCGGCGCTGCCGCCACGGCTGAGATACAGGCCGGCGCGGTGGTGGCGTTGCTCATCACCAACACCGGCTCAGGTTACACTGCCGCCCCCACCGTGACATTCAGCAGCGGCGCGGCAACTGCCACGGCCCACATCCAGCCGGCGTCCGCAAAGCTCATCAAGGAGGAAACGCAGCCGGCTCCGGGTGAGATGGCATCGCGGTTCCTGTCCGTCACGCGGGTTTACCAGACGCTCCCCGGCCCAATTCTCTATCAGGATGCGTATGACCCGCAGCGCGGGCCGGTGCAACGCAGCACGCAACTCATCGCTTACTCGGCGGTGGAGGCGTCCCTGACGCGGAGCGGCCAGACCGTCACTGAAACGAGCTACGAACCCGTCAGCGCGCTGGTGTTGCGAAAGACTGTTGAGACGTGGGGTTTTGGCGGTGCGCCGACATTGACCGAGCAGACATGGGACGAACGCAGGGGTCGCGTGTTGACATCCAAGCGGCTCGTGCCGCGCGGGACGCTGGCCAAGCACTTGTATTTCGACGGCAAAATCACGAAGGGGACGATTACGCCCGTCAACGCGCTGGTGGACTTGCGCGTATTGGAAGAATGGACACCGGGCGGGGATACGCCAATCGTTCATCAGGAGGTTTACGATCCACGCAAGGGGTCTGTGTCCATGCGGTCGGTCTATATCCACAAGACGGGCAGCGAGGATGGCACCATCGAGAATGTCAGCGGCGTAATCACGGAGGTTTCCTTCAAGGCCGTTGACGATCTGACGCTTGATAAAACGACGGAGACATGGGTGCTGGCTGATGCTCCCACGTTGACCGAGGATGTTTACGATGTGCGCCGTGGTGCCATCCAGCGGGCCAGCCAGTATATCGCCGCAGCCTCGCTTGGCGGAACGCTGGCGAATTCCTCCGGGACAATCACCGAAACGACGTACAGCCCTGTGAACAATCTGGTGCTCGACAAGGTGATTGAAACATGGGTGCTGGCCGATGCTCCCGTGTTGACCGAGGACGTTTATGACGAGCGACGAGGGGCGGTTCAGAGGGTCAGCCAATACATAGCCGCCGCGACAGTGGACGGAACGCTGGCGAATTCCTTCGGGACGATCACCGAAACGACGTACAAGCCGGTCAACAGCCTTGTTGCGGACAAGGCGATTGAAACATGGGTGCTGGCGAACGCGCCTACGCTTACAGATGAAGCATGGGACACCCGAAAAGGGCGCGTTACTCGGGCCATCAAATACGTGGCATCCGGCACGGCATCGAGCTACACGATTGCCACAAACACACTGACCGAAGTGACGCAGAAGCCAGTCAACTCGGTCATCGCGCAGCAGACCACCGAGACTTGGGATGTGTCAGCTTCGCCCACTGTCACGCAGGACATCTACGATCCGAGAAAGGGCGCGGTGCAGGTCGCGAGCCAGTTCATCAAGTCGGCGGGTTCGGAGGTCGGCTCCGTCGCGCACTCAGGCGGCACCATCACGGAAATCAGCTACAAGCCCGTGGACAACCTCGTGCTCGACAAGATGACAGAGACGTGGGTGATTTCGTCGGCTCCTGCGCTCATCAAGTATGACGTGGACGACGAGGCCGTTGTCAATTCCACCGGAAGGAAAGCGGGCGTTACCATCACGGAGCAGTTGATTCTGAAGCCGGCCAACTTCGCGGAGCTTGGTAACGCAGAGGGCACACAGGTCACGTACTACTCCATCAACGACGTGTATGGAAACAAGATTTCACTGGCGCTTCTGGATTACGCGAGCATCGGCACCCGCACGGAATACAAGTTTGGCCCGTATCGCTATCCGCCGCTTGTGCGGGATGTGACGGCCACTGGCGCGGAAGCGAAGGACGGCACGGTTCGGACGATGCTCAACTGGGAGCGGCGGGCTGGGCGCAGCAGGAACGTCCAATACAAGATTGAGGTCACATACGGCACGCAAGCGGCGCAGGAAGCAGCCAGAGCCGCGCTGACCATCTTCGACCCGGCGCTCAACGACCTGATTTACGCCGGTGTTTTCTTCAATGTCAGTCATCAGGGGGTGCTGAATGACGCCTGCACATTCAGCTACACCACAGGCACGACTAACCAGAAGTGGCCGTACATCGTGGAGTCCGTGACGTTCGCGGCGAGCGGACTGACCGCAGCCGCATGGGTGGCACTTGAGGAAGCAAACGGTAATGCCGGAACCGAGAAGACCATTAACGCCGTGCTTACGCCGTGGAAATACAACCTCTGGCGGCTGGAGGTCTTCAAGGTCACCATCAAAGCGTAACGACCCATGCCTGACGGAAAAGAATACGAAATCCCAAGAATCGTGATGCCGCTCGCGGATATCCCGGCAGCGGGAGAATCCCCGCCACCGTCGCCAGTGTCGCCCGGTGACGAGCCCCAAGTCCACGGAGATCCCGAAGATTCAGGGAACCTGCCGTATGTCATGCGGTCGAAGAAGTACGGCAGCACCGACCCTGACGATGACACCGTCGCGCTGGGCACTGACGAGGCCAACCCTGACACATGGGAGCGCGACGACCCGCCCTACCGCAAGACCGTGGCAGTCAGCGGCGTAACACCGAACGGGGTCACTACCATCACCACTGCTGGGCATGACGTTCCATCCAGTATTGTCGGGACGTTCACGGTGCTACTGGCGGGGCTTGTAACCTCGCCGGACATAAATGGCTTGCATCAGGCCACGCGGACGAGCGCCACCGAGTTCACGATCGCAATCTCTGCGGATAGTGTTACCAGCGGCGTTGGCACTGCGGCCATCCTGACAAGCGGCGTCACCCTGGATGCGGAGCCAAGAATGCAGCAGTATGGATCAAACGGCTGGTACATGTTCACCCGCCAGAAGAAATGGGACCGGTTTGGCAACCTCTACTACATCAGCGGCGAGACGAAATACACGGTCACGTAAGGCTTGCTTTTCTGCTTCCGCTGAGAGTATAAGTAAAACTTATGGCATCCTACCATCGTCCAACCGACGCAAAAACACGCGGTCGCAAGCACCAGAACACATTTGGCCGGGTGTGCGATCTGCGGAAAGCCGTGGACGCGGCGGTGGTGCGCACCGGGGCGCAGGGGAGGGTGTGGAAGACGAGCGACACATTCCCGAAGAATTTCCTTGCCATTCGCGGCAAAGGTTGAAAGTGGCGCGGTTTGAAACAAACGGGGCGCTCCCGGTCGGGAACAGGAGCGGCAACCGCAATTCATGGCCCGACTAGCACAAGAATCCTATGCCATACAACGCCAACACATCAGCCAAACTGTTCCGCCAGGCGCGGGGCACACCCAAAGGCGGCGAGTCAGCCGTCGCAACCGTCTCCAGAGGTTTAATCCGTCCAGACAACCACAATGTCGCGTTCCGCGTGGATGCCTACGGCCAGTTGGTCGAGGACAGCGGGAAAATCGGGCGCACGTTCTACGAGGACTTCACCCAATGGGACACGGCGGACCAAATCGCCACTCTCACAGCAACCGGCCTGGTCAGGGACGCCGCCGGCAACCTCCTCCATCACACATGGACTCCCGGCGGACTGGTGCTCGGCACCGTGGCGCTCGGAACGCAGACCATCGCCGTCGCCACCGCCGCCACTGGACTCGATGTTTCCGGCGATCAGACCGACAACGACGGCTACGAAGTGTTCAGCCATTTCGCGGGCGCTTCTGGGGCTCCGTTTGTGGTTGGCAATGACCCGAAGTTCTTCTTCGAGACATCGCTGACAATGGCGAATGTATCCGGTTGCGACACCATGCTCATCGGCTTCCGTCGCGCCGAGGTCAACAAGGGTGCGTATGCGGATTATCTCGACTACGCGGCCATTGGGTGGGATGCGGCGGCGGCGGCGGTTACAGTGGACACCATCACGGATCTCAACGACGGCGGAACGCCAACCGCCACAACCACCGCCACCACGCTCGCTGACGGCATTGTTCTAAATGTCCGGCTCGAAGTCGGCGCGGATGGCGTCGTGACGTTCAAACATTCACAAGGAACCGCGGCGCTTGCGGTGAATGCCGGTGCTGGAACATTTACGTTTGATGACGGCGACCCTGTGATTCCGTTCGTCCATTTCCTGCAAGCCACCGCAGCCGATTCTGGATCGACCGTCATTCGTAAGTGGAGAACCGGATACGTCTAGCCGTTCAGCATATATCGAAGCTGGCCTGCCCCTGACCGGGCGGGCGGCATAACAAGCCGCGCCACTTCACATGCCTACACCAAAAACATCCAACGCAGCCGCAAGGTCGCATCAGCGCGCACTGAACCTGCCGGGGGCGACGCCTGTGGCGCTCACGAGCTTCGGGCTGCTCAACACCACCACGGGCGATCTCGGGGCTTACATCGACGCCAACGGCCAGCTTGTTGGCAGCGCCGGATATGCCGGTCGCAGCATCTACGAGGACTTCAACGGGCTCGCCACCACCGACCAAATATCGCTCATTCTGCCATCGGGCGCGACTGCGGCTGGCCTGGCGCAGGACGCCCTTGCATTGCTCTACACACCCACCGGCAACGTCTTTGGCGTTCGGGCGCTTGGCGGGGCGCAGACGCTCCCCCCGACCATCGTGGCGGCAGGTCTGGACATCGGCGGCGACCAAACATTTAGTGAAGGGTATCTGCTGTTCAGCCATTGGACGGGTGCAACAGGGCGACCGTTCTGTGTCGGCAAAGACCCCGCATTCTTCTTTGAGTGCAAGTTTCAGGTCACAGTTATAAGCGGAACAGATACGCTGTTTGTTGGTTTTCGACGCGCTGAAAGCGTCACAAACAATGTGTTGGCAAACTTCGCCGACTACGCAGGGGTGGGATTCAACACAAGCGAAAGTCCGGGTGCCATCAAGCTCATCGCCGAGGTGAACGGCAGCGCGCCAGCCAACTACCCGAAGGACACCACGCAGACGCTTGCGAGCGCCACCGCCATCACTGTCAAGGTGCTGGTGAGCGCAGCCGGTGTCATTACCTACACGATAAACGGGGCTGCCCCGACAGCCACCGCCGCCGCCACGTTCGACACGGGCGACCCGCTGATTCCGGTATTCCATTTTCTCAATGAGGTGGAGAGCACAACTCAAGGGATTGTCATTCATAGCTGGAAGGCCGGATACCAATAAACCACGCTGACTCATGGCGCTCCGAAAATACCACATCAATCTAGGGTCGGACGCAGACAACGCCCTCGTGGAGTCGTTCACGTCCGACGCGGAGATGGACACGGAGCGTATTTCATTCCGGCGCGATGACTCGCTCGATGTCGAGCTTCACTTCTTCAACTACAACCCATCGGCTTCCGTGCAACCCGGCCGGCCATTCCTCTACGTGGACCCGACCGG